GTTTGCCGTAGGATCATAATTTCCTGCTGTATTCATAGTACATCCTAAAACAGACGCGGTATAAGTACAAGGATCGCTCGTGTTAGTCGCGCTAATTTGGTTTACAGTTGCATAAGGATTATAGTTATTTGCTGTAGAATCTGTACATCCATAAATTGTTGGGGGTAAAATACAAGAACCATCATCTACTGTTGCTAGAGGATTATAGTTAGTAGCAGAAGAATTTGTACAACCAGATACAGGAGTAGGTATAACACCAGTAGTATTTACACCAAGTCCTTGTATGGCAAAACTTGCTTGATCCCAATTATGCATTTCTCTAATCGGCATATTACCAGAAGTAAGTGTTATTTCTTTACCTTGTATGTAATTAAACCATTTTCCTTCTTTTTCTATAAATTCATCAACAGCTCCTTTTTCTTTATCTGTAAATATAGAATCAACATACCAACCATCTCTACTATTTAAATTATAATATTGATCGTCGCTTCTTTCTTGTAGAATTCTAGAATCACTACCCTCATAATTAAGGGTTGCAAAAGATTTAACACTACCTGGTATATCATTAAGTATGGCTGTAAATGTAGAATAATCACCAGAAGAGTGAGAACCATAAAAAGTATTTCTATGTGCACTTTCGTCATGATGTTTCCACAATTTTCCATTTAAAAACGTATAATATTCATTAGCACAACTAATAGCATTTTCAGGTATAAAAGATTTAAAACTAACCCAACCCCTTACGCTTTCTTTAAAAGAAACAGTTTTATTAACGCTTTGCGTTCTTGCAATAGATGTACTTTTTAAAGTTATATTATATTCATCTTTTTTATCGTCATAACTACCAATTAAAGTATCTGATATTTTTAAATTATCTCTAAACCAACTTTTCATACCATGATCAGATATAGGTGTTAAACCATCTAAAGACAATCTCATTACTCTACCTCTAACTTTATCAGTAAAATACGCTCTATATGCTTCAGCAGCAAAAGACTCTGGGTTTTTAGAAATACCATACTCTCCAGAATAAGGTATTGTTGTTCCTAAAACTTTATTTGTAGCTGTAACATTAGAATCTCCATCAGCATTAAATAAAGCATCTTTGTTTGCTTGTATTTTTAAAATTCTATCTTCACAAAGAGCTAGTAAATCTCCACCTTGTCCCCAACCTGCATATAACTTTTGAATACTACCATAAGTAGGGTTTATATCTTTTGTTATTTTTTCAGCTTGTATAAATTGGTTTAAATTGTTAACTCCAGAATTTGAATTATATAATCCAGAATATATTAAACCATGTTTTCTACGTTCTTCTTTATATGTTTCTTCTAAAGTAGAAGATGCTTTAGCGCCTTTATCTATTGTAACTTGATTAAAATCATCTCTTATTCTATTAGATTCTACTCCATTTTTAAAAGAATAACAATTATACCAATTTAAATCTATTTTGTTTCCATGCGCATATCTTTCTACTTTAAATTGATTTGATAAAGGAATACCCACAAATGGACCCGTTGTTGGCGTATCTATGTCTCCTGCTAATTCTAAAATATTTGCTCTTACACGGCTACCATCTGGTCTACTAAAAACAAGTTTGTCAAGAGGTTGAAGATTGATAACAGAACCATATTTATTAAACTTTACAGCATTATCATTCCAACCAACAACAGACACTTCACTGCCAAGAAAAAAATCTAGATTACGTATTATTTCACCATTACGTTCAACATGAACTTTAGATCCAATAGGGGCAAAAATATAATTTGTTTTATTATTTATTTCAACTGGATATGTACTATCTGACTCGTAATATATATTTAAATCTTTATTTATTTTTGGTTCTGTTTCCCATATAGCTGGATCTTGTGCTACTATTTGGTCGCTATAAATTTCCCAGTCTTGTTCTACAAAAATCATACTTACAGGTGTAGTAGCATCAGCACCATTAGTAGTGTTTATGGGGTTAAAAGCAGGATCTTGTCTTGGATCTTTGTCTATTTGTATTTTATATGTTACCCTTCTATTTCTCGGATGACCCATTATATTAGCTGCGTTTATATAGTCTTCCCAATGAGATATTTGTGAAGCATAAGAATTAGTACCAACTGTTTCTTGAACCGCGTCAGTATATGTTGAATTTAAACTATAAAGTTGATTCCAACCTGTGTAATTTAAATGATATGTTATTTCTGGACTATTAACTATTGTGTAAATAGTATCACTTCCACTAAATATAAATTTTGAATTAGTGTTAAATCTTTGCACTATATCTTCACTAGCGTGGTTAGGGTTTAGAGTTTGCGAACCAACTGCCCAATGCTTAATACCACCGTAACTTTGAGTAAAAGAAGTTTGTGGAGTAGTATAAAATGAAAATTCCCCAAGAGAATACATATACGCCTCTAAAGCCTCTATATTACTATTATTACCAAGAATACCGCTAAGAATATTATCAGCTAAATTTGGATCAGAAGTTGTACTTGGAAATAAAGATGACGAGGCCGCGTTAAAAGAAGTACTATTAGCGTTTTGTAAATTACCATAACTTAAATATATATAAAACTTACCGTTTTCCTCTGATATTCCTTTATTATAACCAGGAGTAATAAAATCTGGACCATAAGCGTTTGCATCTGTAGAGTCAAAAGGCGCATTAAGTGTAAGTGTGTGCACGTATGGTATACCAGATATACCAAACCCTGCGTTTGTGCCAGCTCCTGGATACGTTACACTTGGTATATATTTATTTTCGTATCTAAGACCATCTATAAACCAAAAGCTTTCTCTAGCAGCACCATTAGGACTTAAAACAGCTTCCCAATCGCTCAAGTTGTTTGTTGATCCACCAACAGTACTACTACCACTTGTTATGCTTGATGTTGTGTTGTCTCCAGTAGGACCATTTTGATCTGCTAAATAATAAAAATTAAGACTTTGTAAATGAACTTGAGTTAATAAACCTGAAGTTGCTGCTTGACTAATTATATATTCATCTATTAATATATCTCTAGCGACTTTAACAAAAAATCTACCTTCAAACTGAGCAAGATCTTTATCGACTTCTTTATAAACAACCATTCTTAAAGCGTTATCTGGTTGTGAAGGCGTACTTGTATCATTTAAAAACTCTTCTGATATAGGTTTGTTTAGTTCAATATTATAATAACCACTACTATCATCATGATAAAAGTTTGAAACTTCATATAGTTTTGTAGCTTGTTCTAAACCAGTTGAAGGCTTTGTTAACAAGAAGCGAACAAGTAAAGGTTCTTTTATATCTATAAGCGGAGTGGCATAGGTATCCCAAGCGTTGTCATTTAAATATATATTTTTTTTATTTTCTAAAGGATACCCACCTGAATCGAAAACAACAGTAGCTGCTGCACCAACTGTTTCACCTATATTTAAAAGTTTAGTTTTTATAAAACTAGGTGCTTCGTTTTTTATAGCTAATATTTTATAACTATTATCTTCCGCTATAGGATCAGCACCTTCAACTCCTTTTTTTAATATCAAATGAGTTTCTTCATCAACTTTATTTCTTTCAGAAGAAGGAAAACTTAACCAAATATTACCATCTTCAGCATCATAAAGTCTATCCATAGCTAAGTTAAAATATTCGCTAGAAGTTTCTTTTATATAAACTTTGTAATATTCAGCCCAATCAGGTTTAGCACTTGAAACAGTAGTTGATAATTGGTTTATTCCAGGTGATTTAGTTATATCTAAACTAATAGTAGCATCTTTATTTGTAAAAACTGGAGATTGTCTACCGTAAGAATCTAAATAAGACACACCCACTACATAATCCCTTAATGATTTTATTGATGGTGAATATAAATTGTTTTCATTATTAAAAGTTGAATAAGCATCTCTACTAGTTAACGAAACTTCAATTTTAGCTTTATTATCACTATCATAGTTTTGTAGATAATTACCATATATAATTCTACTACCAGACAACTCTTGTGCTAAAGCTTTTCTTGGCACATTATCATAAGCTCTTAATAATTGATTTTCTGGTATAATAGAATTTATTTGATGTGTTGTAACCTCATAATTATTTGCGTTTAAAATGTCTTCTTTATATAAAGTATCTATTTTGTAAACTATAGGTGAATTAGATTCTTTGTAAAGCAAGTCAATTTCTACAACGTCTTTAGGCATGTTTAACGTATAATCATAAAGAGATATTTTAGTAATATGGTTTTCCATACCCTTATTATAAGCGTCTTTAACGTCATAAATAAAATTATCTGGTTGAAAAATAATTTTAGTAAAAGGAGCGTATGTAGAATATTCCCCATCAATATATTTATATCTATAAGAATATCTAGGAAAAACATTTGAAAATATTTTTTCACGTTTTGGTTCAACAACCCAATTAAATACTTGGGCCGTAAGATCTATATCGTTACTTATATTTTTTATTCTTATTGTAACT